TTAAAAAATTCACATTTAAACGATCTACCCTAAAGCATAGACTTCCAGCTAACTATAAATGGAAAGGTACATTAGGTAGAAATCAAACTATTTTTCGTTTAGAAGATAAAAAAAGAAAAAAAGATGAAACAAAATTTGGAAAATAGAGATGTTTTAGGTATATTTGTTAATTATCTGGGAAAAGATATCTTTGTAAACACTTATGGGATCACGATCGAACAATTTGATCTTGATTTCATAACAGCTGCTTATTATGAGAGAGCAGAAATATTTGCTCCAGAGGGTACAATTAATGTCTCTTTAATAGAATGTAGTGTAATTCTTAAGGAATTAAGTCATATTACCAAAGAAGATATTCAAACAGTAGCTGATATACTGGAAACAGATTTTAATAATATTAAAGCAACTATAGGTTTGATCAGATTTGGTTTAGAAGAGGAAGTTCCTTTTACACTTATTAGAGAATTATCTAGACTTGGTTATGCTGTTCCTTATTTTGGAAAATCTTTATTCAGTCTTGGAATAGCCATTAAAGAAGAAGACATAAAAAATATAATTGAAAAAGCAGATAAAAAAGATGAAGATATTATCAAAAGAGTGCAGTCCGCAGAGACAGAAACGGCTAATCCTGACCCCTGGTAAAAGACTTCCAAAAAATTGGGAGCTAACTATAATGACTGCTAATGCAATACATTTAGTAGATTCCATGTGTACTATCTATAGAATACCAACAAGTAATCGAAAAAAAGCATATTTTTGTGGAATGATAGTTATAAATGATATAAATTTATATAAACGTTAAATATGGAAGTTTTACAAAGAACAGTTCAGTTACTTTTACCACAGTATGAAGACGATAAAAATATACCTAATTATACTTCTATCATACATGAAAATTATCTATATATGGATACATATAATGAAGGTTCAGATAGTTATTTTATACATGATAATAAATCTTTTTTTGCCTCTCAAGAAAAAAATAAAGTATATGAAATTAAGGTAAAAAGAGAAAAATGTAAACGATATAAAAGATAAAATGGCAATAAGATCGAATTCTCCAATTACTATAGATGATACAAATAATTATCAGACCATAACTCCAACTAGAATTTATTGTGATACTTATGGGTGTACAGAAAGTTATAAGATAGGTAATGAATCATGTTTAATGATTATTATAAAAAAAATATATAAAAGATAAAATGGCAGTAATTACATCACATAAAATAGCTTTGGATTTTTTAGATGAAAAATATAATCAAAGTTATAATTTATTCACTTTAAAAAAAATTTATTTTGATACTATGCATGGTCCTGAAAGATATAAACTTAAAGATAAATTCTCTATGGATGTATTAAATAAAAAAATATATAAGAGATGAAACGACAACACCCAAGATATATAACAATACGTGACGGTGCTACTGCTATGGTCACTAGTACAAAACTATTCTTTGATACTTATAATAAAAATGAAAATGCTTTTTTAATATACATGCATACTAAAAAAGATCTTGCAGGATGTAATGCAATATCTAATATAGATATATATGAAAACCTTTATAGATATAAAAGATGATAAATGAAAAAGGATTATACTTAAAAACAGCATTAAAATGTCCAGATGTAGTAATACTTATGTTTGCTGAAGGACAGGTTTATTGTCAAGATTATTATGGGGATTATCTTCCTTTTTCAGGTGATGATTCTACACATTGGGGAATAGTTACTATACGATATAAACATGCTCCTAGAATAGCAAAAAGATGAAAGAATCAATTAATTATGCATTAAAGGTCTCTTCAAAAGAGAGGAAAAAGAATCAAATAAAAAACACTTCTTTATTACAAAGAAGTATGTTAGCTGCAGATCAAATATTATATTTGGATAATTTTCATAATGAAAGATATTATATAGAAGGAGCAGATAGTATTACTACAATACTTTATTACGTAGAATTTAATAATTTAAAAATATGTAAAAGATGATACATCTTATTGTAGATGATGTTGGTCTGAGTTTTATGCATGATCTAATACATGATGCAGAAATCTTACAGATAGATACAGAAACTACAGGATTTGATCCACATTCAGACAAGATCTTAACTTTACAGATCGGTACAGAAGATGGAGAACATCAATATGTTCTTGATGCTTCTAAGGTGGATATGGGTCATAAAGATATTAAAGATCTACTAGAAGAAAAGATCTTGATATTTCAAAATGCTAAATTTGATCTTCAGTTTTTATTTAAGATCGGAATTTGGCCTACTAAAATAAGAGATACATTCATTGCTGAATGTGTTCTTACTACAGGATTAAAAATAAGAAGTCTAGGATTAGATGCCTTAGCTTTTAAATACTGTGATGAGGTACTTGATAAAAGTATCAGAGCTAATATACATAAAGAAGGTCTTACTGATAGAGTAGTAAGATATGCTGCAGATGATGTAAAATTCCTCAACGCAATATATGAGGCTCAACAAAAAAAGATCCAATCAGAAAAATTGGAAAGAGTATTATCTTTAGAAGAACAATATGTAAAAGTACTTGCTTATGCTGAATTCTGCGGATTTGGAATTAATACAGAAGCTTGGAAAAAGAATACAGATATTTTTAAAGATAAATTAGAGATACATAAAGAGAGAGTAACCGAATGGATACATGAAAATCTCTCACAATATAGAGATACTCAATTGGATATGTTCAGTACAGAGAATAAACTTAATATAAGTATAGACTCTGCTAAAGACATGACAGGAGTATTTCAAGACCTTGGAATAGATACACAGATAACTTTCAAGGGAAAGACAAAAGACACGATCGAAGCAAAACATCTGAAGAAGTTTAAAAAAACTACTCCACTCGTAGAAATTTATATGGAGTATTCAGGTGTTCGAAAGCTAGTAACCACTTATGGTGAAAGCTTTTTAGATTATGTCAACGACACGACAGGGAGATTGCACAGTAGTTATTGGCAAATTCTAAATACTGGTCGAATTTCTTCTTCTGATCCTAATTTACAGAATATACCTGCTGACGAGGAGATAAGAGGCTGTTTTATAGCAGAAGAAGATAACACTTTAATCGTAGCTGATTATTCAGCACAAGAAACAAGAGTACTAGCAGATATGGCGAAAGAGCAGAACTATATAGAATTTTTTCTAAATGGTGATGGAGATTCGCATTCTATGGTAGCTTCTAGAATGTTTACAGAGATTGAAGGAAAACCAGTAGTCGTGTCAGGAACACAGAATACAGACTTAAGACAAATCGGTAAAATACTATCATTTCAGATAGCCTATGGAGCGTCTGCATGGTCTGTAAAGGACTCTTTCAATATAAGTGAAGAACGTGCTCAGAAATTCATAGATGCTTACTTAGACTCGTTCCCTGACCTTAAGAAATACTTTGAGAAAAGGAAAAGAGAAGTGATCGCTAAAGGATATCTGGTAACTGATCCCATTACCCTACGTAGAATTTATATGGGGGGGTTTGAGCGGTTTCAGGAAGTAGCTAAAGAGAGAAGAGCAATATATGATGCTGGTGAAAGACCTTCTAAGGAACTTACCAGAGAATTCTATAGTATGAAAGGAGCATTTGAAAGAGCTGCTCTGAATTACCCTATACAGTCTGTATCAGCTAGTATGATGAAACTAGCAGGAGTAAGATTGTTTGATTGGATTTTGAAGAAAGGATATCAGAACAAGGTTAAGATCGTATCATTTATACATGACGAGACCTGTTTAGAATGTCCTAAGGACATGGCTCAGGAAGTTGCTGATGCCGTACAGGACTTTATGGAGAATTCTGCAAAGGTCTTCTGTAAGACCGTCCCTATTCCTGCAAAACCCAATATAACTAAATTCTGGAAGAAATGATTCCTAGATTTCGTGTTAAAAGTTTATCCAGTGGGGATGAATATGATGTTGTAAAAATAGAATATAGTTTAGTAGATGAAAATAGTTGGTCTGTAGAATATTTAGAACATGGTTATGTTAATAACGTAGTTATGTCAAGTAAACATATTCTAAAAGAATTTACAGGTGTATATGATAAGAATAATAAACCTATTTATACGTATGATACGTTAAAAGATAAAAAAGGTAAAGTATTTACATATAATTATATGAAACCAGCTATTCTTGAAACTTGTGAAAAGATAGATGATGAAGGATCCTAGAGAAAGGATACAAGAAGAAGCATTTGCACAATGGAAAGACAAAGGAGAAAAAGGAACAATACAGGCAATTACTGGTATTGGGAAAACATTCATAGCTTTAAAAGCTGTAGCAGAAATGGATCCTAATGACAGAATACTGTTTTTAGCAGAAACACGACAAAGAGAAAGAGACTTTAAGAAAGAAATAGATAAATTCAGTGACCTATATGGAGTAGATTTCACTGAATACAATATAGAAATAATGTGCTATCAAAGTGCTTATAAAAGAAGAGGTATGACCCATGATCTTGTTATCGCAGATGAGATCCATGATTCATTGACACCTAAATACTCCAGATATTATGCGAATAATACATATTATAAGATAATGGGGCTTTCAGCTACTATTGATGATGGTGAAATATGGTTCTCTGAGGATCGTAGTACTACCAAACTCAAGATGTTATCTGAAATTGCTCCTATATGTTATATATATAATATAGAAGATGGGCAACGAGAGGGTACTACACGACCATTAGATGTATTTGTTTTACATCATAGGTTAGGTACAGTTCGTAATGTATTGGCAGGAACCAAGAAAAAACCGTTTATGACCACTGAACAAGGGTCATATGAGTATTGGGACAAGCGATTCAAACGATCATTCTTTGTTGAACCCGATAAGAGGGAACTACAAATGGCTCTGGCATCAAGAAAAAGAGCTGCTATGTTATATACCCTACCATCTAAAGTAGTAATGGTAAATAAACTCCTAGAGAATCTCAAAGGAAAAACTCTGATCTTTGGAAACGATCTAAAAGCTTTGGAACAAATTACAAGTAATGTTGTAAGGGCTGCAAGAAAAGGTGAAAAAGTTAAAGAGATTGAAAAAAGAAATGAGAGGATCCGAGAACAATTTGATAAAGGAGAAATAGATGTAATAGCTTCATTTAAGATGCTCAAACAAGGAGCAAATTTAAAAAATGTAGATAATGTTATAGTAATGTCCTATTATGGAAAACAAAGAGATCTTTTACAAAGAATAGGTCGTCTTCGTAAAGAAGGTAATAAGATAGGTACTGTAATAATACCCGTAACAGTAGGAACTCAGGAAGTGAAATGGTTTGAATCAATGACAGACGGTATATCATTGAATACAATTCCATGTCTCTCCCTGGATGAACTTATATCAAAACTATAACCTTGACCAATTAAAAAAACAAATTTTTTAAAAAAATGTAAGTCAAGAAAAAATAATTATAGCAAGATAAGGTCCAGTGTTAGTGATGAAATAAGGTTAACCCTTATTATAATGATAATCACAATTAATACTGATATATTAAAAAAACTAGGATTGTCTCCCAATGAATATGTTGTTCTAGCAGCAATGGTACAAGATGTTTCATTAGATTTAGGATTAGGGCTCTCTTATAGAAATTTAGTTACAAAGAAATTTGTTACTATAGATAAAAAAGGATTCAGCATTCCAACTCCAAAGGCTCAGAAGATATTTGATATCCCTGTAAAAGGAGTTGTTAAAGCAAATGAAGGATCTAAGAAAGCTCCCTCTGCTGATTTTATAGAAAAATTTATAGAATTATTTCCAAAAGGAGTTAGAAGTGGAGGATATTTAGTACGTGGTACTAGAGGGACAATTAGAAGTAAGATCAGATCTTTCAAACGAAAGTATCCAGAGTATTCTGAAGATCTTATCCTAGAAGTAACAAAACGTTACGTAGAACGGAAAAGACGTGAAAGATTTCAATATATGATGTTAGCACCCTATTTCATTGAAAAAAATGGTGTATCAACATTAGCTGCTGAATGTGAAGAACGTTTATCTGAACTTAAATCTGGAAATATAGATGACAAAGAGTGGGGCAGGGACATATAAAAGGGCATTTGATTCTATTAAAAGGAATCGAGATAGACAATTAGCTGGTAAAGTTAATTGTATTCCCTTTAAACTACCTCGATTTGAAAAATATGTACCAGGATTAGAGCCTAGAACTTATACTATTGTGACAGCTTCGTCAGGAGTAGGTAAGTCTAAGTTATCAAAATTACTATATGTAATAAGAGCATACGAATATATGAAAGAGAATCCAGATTGTGGAATAAAGGTCAAGATCTTTTATTTCTGTTTGGAAGAGTACCGAGAGATATTTATGCAATCACTTATTATATATGAACTATACAGACGATATAAGAAAAGAATAGATATAAAACAATTGAATTCCATGTACCAGGGAAAGATCCTTGGAGAAGAGACCATAGAACAGATAGAACTTCTCAAGGAATATTTTGAGGAGATGGAAAGAGATTGTCTTGTAATATATGATCGGGCTAAAAATCCTGATCACATATATAGAATACTTAAGGAGTATGCGGAAGCAAATGGTGATTGGCATGAGGGTCAATACATTCCAAAGGATCAAGAAGAACTTGTAGTTCCTATCTTTGATCATATCTCACTCCTTGAGCCAAATAAAGGGGAACGACTAATAGATGCAATGGGTAGATTTTCTGCACAACATCTGGTTGATCTCCGTAATACCTATGGAATGTCACCGATCGCTGTTCAGCAGCAATCAGCAGATAAGGAGAGGCAAGTATATACTTCTTCTGGTTCCTCAGTGGATTCAAAACTGGAACCATCTTTGGATGGTCTTGCAGATAATAAGAAGACACAGAGAGATGCTGATATGGTGATAGGTCTGTTTGCACCAGATAGATTTGAGATGGAACAACATCGAGGATATGATATCAAGGGTCTGCAGGACTCTTATCGATCCTTATCTGTTCTTAAGAATAGATATGGAGCAACCAACCTAAGAGTAGGACTATACTTTGATGGTGCTGTAGGGGAGTTCGCAGAACTTCCTAATGCAACAGATAAAGTTGAGATGAGTAAGGTATTAAAACATATAACTGGTTTAAATGGTTGAATTAGTATTACCGAAGAAGCCTGTAAAGGCTACTTCCACTAACCCAAGAAGGTTAGTAATATACTCTCCTCCTAAAATGGGAAAAACAACACTGTTATCACGACTACCTAATTGTTTGATCATCGATACTGAACGTGGATCTAGTTTTCTAGATGCTCTAAAGATCGAAGTCAATAATCTGGCAGAACTGAAGCAGGTAATTACCAAGATTGAGGAAGAGGGTAATCCTTATGATTATATAGCAATAGATACAGTGACAAGACTCGAAGAGATGGTCATGCCTCTTGCTGTAAAACTTTATAAAGACACTCCTATGGGGAAAAATTATAAAGGAGATGACGTTAGGAAACTCCCTAATGGAGCAGGATACTTATATTTTAGAGAAGCACTGGATAAAGTGTTGAAAGATATAGAAAGTGTCTGTGGCAAAGGTCTTATCATAGCAGGTCATATCAAAGAGAAATTCCTAGAAAAAGCAGGAAAAGAAGTCTCGGCAAAAGATATTGATCTTACTGGTAAGAATCGTAGCATTGTCTGCTCTGATGCAGATGCTATTGGGTATTTATTCAGAGATGGTAAGAATACTGTCTTGAATTTTGCTTCGTCAGAAGAAGTACTCTGTGGTTCCAGAGCAGCACATCTTAAAGGTCAACAGATCCTCCTGGGAGAGGATGTTGATGGTGAGTTAGTATCCCATTGGGATAAAGTATATCTCCCAGACTAAGTAAAGGAACGATCATAGAAACAAAACAAATGCAAATAGATTCTAGATCAAGTGAAGTTGGAGGAAGTCGTACATTGTACACAGGACTTCACAATATGAAGGTTATCGCAATTAACCCTACTGTAGCAGAATTAGAAGATATGGGATATAATCCTCAGTTTGAACCTGAGTATATATCAGTATCAGAAGATGGCTTTCAGAAGGCAGTAGTTGATGTTTACTTTCAAAGTGATGAAGTATCATTTCCAGTAAAGAGACGATTCTGGTTGGAAAACCGTATCAACGTTACAAGAGATGGTAATAAAACTGATTACAT